CTTTATTGTTTTCTAAAGATTCTTTAACCTCTATTGTTTTATTAGATATTATATCTAATTCTTCTTTTAAATCTAAAATTGTATCCATTAGTGAATCTTGATTTCTTTTTTCTAAATGTTCTTTTAATAATGCTGGTCTTTTAAGTTTTTCTCTTAAATAAGAAATTTGTTCAATAGCCATTTCTTTTAATTGAGAAGTTAATTCAATAATTTCATTTTCAGCATTTTCTTTTAATTCTTTTAAGTTAGTATTTTCAGCTTTAACTTTTTCTAATTCTTCTTTTAAAGAAGTAATTTCAGCATTAGCGTTTTCAATAACTTCTACTTCTGCATTTGTACTTTCTTTTACTTCTACTTCTTTTTCTAAGTTAGTATTATCTTTCACTATTAACACTTCCTTTTCATTATTTAAACTTTCTTTTAAATTATTGCTTTTTGGAGAATAAATTCTAACATTATGTGAATATACATCACTCGGAACTATTACATAGCTTAATTCTTTTGCTTCCATGTCATGTACTTTCCAATAACATCTTTCATTATTATAAATTTCTCCACGTTCATGTTCACATTCACCATTAAGTGTTATATCATTTCCACAAATAGAGCATGTAACTTTTTTAGCTATAACTCCAATGGATGCTGTTTTTAATCTTCCGTCTTTAACTCCTTCTTTGCCATCTTTATCACTTACATTACAAGTAAATAATAAAGCTCCTGTATTAGAACGAGTATGTGATGTAGTATAAGTAGCATTTAAAACTCTTCCAATTATTTTTCCATCTTTTTCGTTATGATGTAAAATTAATGGTCTTTGATATGGAATTGACCAACTTTTTTGTGAATTTTTCAAAGCTTCTTCTGTATACCAAGTAAAATTTCTTGTAGGTCCTACATGAATACCTTCTATATCAACCATAATGCTATAATCAGAAATAGGATCACAATTGCTGAAATTTTCATTTAAATTAATATCATTATTTAAAATTTCATTATCTATAGTAGTTATAGGACTTTCTAAGTATTCTCTAAGAATTAAAGCCATGTTTATTACACCTCATTCTTTTCAAGTTTTAATTTACAGTCGCAGAAAGGATGATATGCTGGTATCATATCTAATGAAAAAGCATTAGTATTTATAATTTCATTATGATTTTCAGAATCATTGCTATCGCCAAAATCTACTTTTACTTTTTTTATTTCAGCAGCATTACATATTTTAATATATGAATACCATTTAGCTTTAGGTAAAATATATTCAATTAAATATCTGAATCTATATTCTAAAGCATTAAGCACTGTTTCTACGTTTTCTTTTTCTCTATTACCGTCTAATTTTTTCTTTATATCAGAAAAAATATTTTTTATTGTAATATCAGATTTTTCATAGAATGTATTTAATGTTATATCAATAACCGATATTTCATTTAAATTCTTATTTTTATAAATTTTCCTTATATCTTTTAAAGCTTGTTCTTTTCCTTCATTAGATGATTTTTTTATAAGGTTTTTAATTTCTATATTTAATGATTCTTTAGTTATAGAAATTAAATAATCTATATCACTATCAGTAAAAATTAAATTATCTCTGAATTTATAAAATCTATTATAAAAATCACTATAAGCATTTTTATGTTTTATCTTATTTCTTATTACTTTTTCATTTAATGAAAATTCATAATTTTCTTTTATCTTTACAGATGTTGTTCCTCTTTGATTTGTTGGATTGTTTCTAGTAGATACGTCTTTATTTGGTGCTTGACTGGCTTTTTTGCCATTACTTAAAGTTCCTGTTTTAGATTTGGAACCTGAATTCTTAGATGTGCTTGATGATGTACCTGTAGTATTAGGAGTTGCTTTAGCTACTCTTATACTTGCATCAGCTTGACATTCTGCTGTAAATTGAGTGATTTTAAGTTCTGCTGGAACTTCAATTTTATTTTTATATAAATCTTCTTCATCAACCTCTTCTTTGTATCCAATGTTTCTTCTAGTTTCTGATAATCCTTGAAGATTACTTTGATATTTAAGCATTTCATGATTTTCAACTTTAATTTTAGTATCTAAATTAATTTCATTAAATACATATTGAACTATATCATTATCATTAAAAATTGGATTAAATCCACCTTCTAAAAGTAATTCATTTAAAATCATATTTTCTATAAATATAGAAATTACTTTCTGAACATATTTTACATAGTCATGGCTTTGTGCTTCCATACTATCTGCGTCTTGTTTTGCACCACCTCTACCCATCATAGAAGCTGAACTATCTAAAGCTGAAAAAACTCTATTTTCAAAATATGTTAGATAACCGTTTAAATTTAATGCATTTCCATCTGAACCAATTATATTTATTTCTGTTTTTTCATTAGTTACAAAAGCTCCATCTAAACTCATATGTTCAATTTCATATTTAGTATCATCTATTTCTTTTTGAGTTGCTTGAAATCCTTGTTCAGTTTTTCCTACTTTAAAATGAAGAAGTGGCATAGCAAATCTATATACAATTGCTAACGCATATCCTTCTAACTTTCTAAGTAATTTAACATCTTCAAGAGCAGCAACAACTTTTGGAGTACCAAAAGAGTTTGAGCTTTCTTTATCCATATAGATATGAATAACATCTTCTTTTTTATATGTTTTTTCTTTTCCAGAATCTATTTTTTGAATATATTTAGTAATATTGCCATATTCATCTCTAACAATATATATAGTTGATGGATCAATTCTAAAATAACCAACTATGGCATCTTGACCAAAAAGTCCAGTTGCTTTAATTCCATTTAGGTTTTGCTTATCTCTTTTTTTAATTAAAATAGCATTTGAATATTTAACTATATCATCAGCTATTTCTTGATATAAAATATCAATAGGTTTTCCAGTTGTATAAGACATTAATCTAAATCTAGTTTTTAAATACTTTATAGCTTCTTCATTTTCACTCTTTAAATAATATCCAGCTTTATATATAAGTCTTGAATGTTTATCTAAAGTTATTTTTATATAAGAATCTGTTTCTATAGCTCGTCTAATTTCTTCAAAATTATATTCTGGTGCTACTAATGTATCTCTACCTATAGGAGAATTATTTATAAGACCTATTGCTTTAATAAAAAAATTTTTCTTTTTTGCGCTTTTATTAGTAGGCTCAAAATTATTTCTCATTGTTAATTCATTTATAGCTTTATTTACTCTTTTTTCAATAAAGTTATTAATTAATCCCATATACTCACCCACTTATCTTCTTATTTGATAATGGCTAAAATATCATTTTCCCTTACTATTAAATATTCTTCATCTTCAGATTGAATTTTAGTACCAGCAAATTTGTTAAAAATAACTTCATCATTAATATTAATTTCAGATTTTATTTTAGTACCATCATTTAAAGTTCTTCCTTCACCTATAGCAATTACTATACCTCTTTCTGGAAGCTCTTGTTGTGAAGCTGCTGTTGATATTATAATTCCTGAACTTGTCTTTTTTTCTTTTTCGTATTTTGGTAATTTAATAATTATATTATCTTGAATTGGTGTTATTATCATATATCTTCTCCCTTTTCTTTTAATATTATTTTAGCTTGAGCCTCACTTAAATACATATTAAAGCATTCATTTAGAAGTATTACTGAACTATTTAAGTATTTATACAAATTAAAAAAGTTCTGTTTATACTTTTTATCGTAAATTATTCTGCTTTGTCCTAATATTTTATTGCTTATAGCTTCATTAAAATTATTATCATCTATATAATCTTCTTCATAATACCTTATTCTTTGTTCTACACCAGCTTTGCAATTTCTTATATGATTTATAGTTTTATCTATATCATAAAGTTTAGCATAAAGTCTTTGTTTCATATTTCTATTAATTTGACTTCTTAATATAGAATCACTTAAATGTTTATAATCTTTTGATATTTTTTCTGTAGGTATTTTGTATGGTGTCATAAGAGTATCAAAAAAACTTATATCTATATTTTTAAAAGAAATTAAAATATTAGAAATGCAAGTATTTACTGAATCATTTAATTTATTTATATAATCATCTATTACAGAAGCTAAATCGTAATAATACTTATTTTTAATTATGTCTACTTTATCATTATTTGTTCCAGTTATAGTTCTCCACTCATCCTCCTCCTCCCCTGGCTTTTCAGGATAAACATCTTCTTTTATTTTATTAATATTTGGCTTTATATTTATAACTTCTTCT